CTATTAAGCAAGGTCTTGTAGATCATGCATTGGTTGCTGATGCAGAGATAAATCTTGCAGCCACGCTCATAAGGTTAGGACGACTATAATGACATATTTGGTAACTGATAATTGTATCAAATGTAAGCACATGGATTGTGTAGAAGTTTGTCCTGTAGATTGTTTCTACGAAGGTGAAAACTTTCTAGTCATTAATCCTGATGAGTGTATTGACTGCGGTGTATGCGAACCAGAGTGTCCAGTAGATGCAATTTTAGCAGACAATGCATTTGCTTCACCTGAAGAATCACAGAAATGGTTTGATATTAATATGAAGTATAGTGTGATTTGGCCTGTTATTACAATAAAAGGCACGAAACCTGCTGATGCTGATGAATGGAATGGCATTGAAAACAAGTTTGAAAATCACTTTAGTGAAACACCAGGTAAAGGTAATGTCTAATAAGGATTTAATTCACAGTTTAATGCGAATAGAAATTCTAGAGAGCGAAGTTGAATACGCTAAATCTCAATTGCAGCCGCATGATACCGGTCATATACATACTACTATTAGTTGGTTGCAACAAAGAATAGAAGATTTAAAAGGAAATTAATATGATTAGAGCAATTCTAGCATGTGACGAAAATTGGGGCATTGGCAAGAACGGTGATATGCCGTGGCTGCATAATCGTGCAGACCTACAATGGTTTAAGAAAATGACCTACGGACAAGCAATTGTTATGGGGCGTAATACTTGGAATAGTTTGCCTGTTAAACCGTTGCCGGGTCGACAAAACATAGTTGTAAGTTCTACTAAAGTGGAAGGTGCAACATATACATTTGGACAAGGGGTTAAACAACAAATTGTAGACTTAAACCTTGAGCATCCAGTTTGGATCATTGGTGGGGGGCAGTTAATTGAACACTGTTTGGATATCATTGACGAGCTATGGCTTAGCCGTATTGAAGGCGAATACGATTGTGACGTTAGCCTTCCAGGTACTAAAATTTTAGAACAGTTTGATCTTGACAGCGTAAGCCCAGAAACTGACATTTATGTTGAGAAATGGGTTAGAAAATGAAACAATATTTAGACGCTCTTGAATACATTTTAGCTAACGGTGAAAATGTTAGTGATCGCACAGGAATAGGTACACGCAGTGTGTTTGGTTATCAGATGCGTTTTAATTTGCAGGATGGGTTTCCTGCTGTTACTACAAAGAAACTTGCCTGGCGTAGTGTAGTCGGCGAGTTGCTATGGTTCTTGGAAGGTAGCACAGACGAGCGAAGGCTTGCTGAACGCACGTTTGAAAAGCCCCGTGAGGAACTTACAGATAAGACAACTATTTGGACTGCTAATGCTAATGCACAAGGTAAAACACTAGGTTATGCAGACGGCGAACTTGGACCAGTATATGGTTACCAATGGCGCAACTTTAATGGTGTAGATCAAATTGCTGGGCTTATCAAAGACATTAAAACAAATCCTAACAGCAGGCGTTTAATTCTCAGTGCGTGGAATGCTAGTGAAATTGATCGTATGGCACTTCCTCCTTGTCACACACTAAGTCAGTTCCGCGTAATGAATGGCAAACTACACTGCCAGATGTATCAGCGTAGTGCAGACATGTTCCTTGGCGTACCGTTTAATATTGCCAGCTACAGTTTGCTTACACATATGCTTGCACAAATTTGCGAACTACAAGTAGGCGATTTTGTATGGAGCGGTGGAGATTGTCATATCTATCAAAATCATATGGAACAAGTCAATCAACAACTTACTCGCACGCCAATGCAGGAACCGCATTTGCTTATGCCTGCATTTAATACATTGGATGAATTGCTTGCTACTAACACAAGTGGGTATAAGTTAATTAACTATACGCCAATGGATTCAATTAAGGCTCCGATGGCGATATAAGTAACATTATAGACAGTAAACTTATCGTTGCATGATAAATTTGATAGAACGATCTCGTATAGATAATAATCGAGACATTTGGAATACACCTGAGAGTAATATAGTGGTTAAAAATATTGTAGTAGTCGGCGCAGGCATCAGCGGAGTGTTGGCAGCATATTATCTTGCCAAGGCAGGGCATAAAGTAACTGTTTACGAACAAGAGCGTTATCCTGCAATGCGCACCAGTTTCGCCAATGGTGGACAAGTAAGTGTTAGCAATAGCGAAGTCTGGACAACGTGGGGTAACGTGGCCAAAGGCATCAAGTGGATGTTCAAGAAGGATGCTCCACTGTTGATTCGCCCGACGTTTGAATGGGCGAAAATCCGTTGGATGGCAAAGTTCATGTGGAACACCATCACCAACAAGTATGCTGAAAACACTGTTAAAACTATTCAGATGGGTATCAAATCTCGCAGCCTCTATAAGGCCATCATTGATGAAGAATGCATAGAGTTTGATCAAAGTTTCAAAGGTATCCTGCACTTCTACAAAGACAACCGATACTTTGAAGACGCGGAATCTGTAAAAAAATTGTATGAAGCAAATGGGTGTCAATGGGAACTGATGTTTCCGTATGTGATGAAGGACATTGAACCCACATTAAACAATACTGCTGATTTGGTCGGCGGAGCATGGACCAAGGATGACTGGGTAGGAGACATACACAAGTTCTGCACCGAAATGTCCAAAGTATTGAAAGCAAAATATGGCGTTAAGTTTGAGTTTGGTGATAAAGTTGAACATGTGAAGACATTGTCACACTACGATGCTATTGTGATCAGCAGCGGAGTAGGAAGTACAGCGCTTGCTAAAACTGCAGGTGACACAATTGATGTCTATCCAGTAAAAGGATACAGCATCACAATCAATTTAGATGACGAAAGTTATGCACACACACCACAAACCAGTTTGTTAGACGATCAAGCAAAGATTGTGACCAGTACATTGGGTAGAAGATTCCGTGTTGCTGGAACTGCCGAACTAACTGGTGAGAACTATGATATACGGCATGATCGTATTAAACCGCTGTTGGATTGGGTGCATACTAACTTTCCCAAGATCAATACACATGACTATTCCCCGTGGGCGTGTCTACGTCCTATGACACCAGACATGATGCCTATTGTACAACAAAGCAAGAACAACCCCAAAGTATTTTACCATACCGGCCATGGACATTTGGGTTGGACACTGAGTCCTGCAACTGCTGTGAGACTAACCAAATTGATTGACAATGTGATGTAATATGTGTATAATCATATTATGAGTGAATACAAAATATCATTGCTGTTGCCCACCAGAGGCAGAAAAACCGCATTGCGGCGTAGTATATTAAGCACTATCAACTGTGCCGACAATGTTGACTCATTCCAAATTATGATTGGATTTGATAATGACGACACAGAAACCATTGATTATTTCGTAAAAGCATTACAACCAGAACTGGACAATCTTGGTGCAAATTATCAAGCTCATGTGTTTGAACCAATGGGCTACATTCGTTTAAATGAATACGTAAATGGGTTGGCCAACCATTCTGATGCTGATTGGTTGGTGTTCTGGAATGATGATGCTGTGATGGAGACTACGGGCTGGGACACTACTATTGCCAACCACACCGGCGAATTCAAAGTACTAGCGTTCCATACTCACAACGATCATCCTTATAGTATTTTTCCTATTGTACCAAAGGAATGGTTTGAGCTGCTTGGCTATTTGAGCCCCCACCAAATAAGTGATGCTTGGATTAGCCAACAAGCATACTGCCTTGATATATGGCAACGTATTGCAGTTGATGTGACACATGATAGATTTGATTTAACTGGCAACAACAAAGACGAAATATTTGAAAAACGTCCTATGCTAGAAGGTAATCCGACGGATCCCCGAGACTTTCACAACAAGGCCTGGCATATGAGACGGGTTAACGACCTGAACAAGTTGGGTTCATACATGGAATCAAAAGGATTGAGTGTTGAGTTTGCCAAAGCAATATTTGCAGGCAAGCAAGATCCGTGGGAAAAATTAAAAGCCAATGATGTAAACAATCACATGACTCAATGGCGACAAGATTGGAACAAACAAACATGACACTGAGTTTAGAAGAACGTATCAGACAATACTGGAACAACCAACCCTGTAATATCAGACACAGTGACAATGAAATTGGCAGTTTGGAATTCTTCAAAGAAGTTTCCGCTCGCAGATTCCAAGTGGAACCACACATTCCAGAGTTTGCTGGGTTTCACTTATGGCAGGGACAACAAGTATTGGAAATTGGTCCTGGGATTGGATCAGACGCAGCAGAGTTTGCACGCCATGGCGCTGATTACTACGGATTGGATTACAGTAAAGAAAGTGTTGCCCTTGCACGTACACGATTCAAAGTTGAAGGATTAACAGGTCAGTTCTATTGCGGCGATGCCAGCGACAACACAATGTACACGGATTTACCAAAGTTTGATTTGGTGTATAGTTATGGTGTCATACATCATTTCCCTGCCATTGACAGTATCATCAACAATGTGTATGATTGTCTTAAATCTGGAGGCGAATTCCGTTTTATGGTGTACGCAAAAGACAGTTGGAAGCAAGCAATGATCAACAAAGGGCTCGATCAATACGAAGCACAAGCAGGATGTCCTTATGCAAAAAGCTACACCAAAGATGACATTGACACGCTGTTGTTTGATCAATTTCGAGTTGAAAGATTACGTCAAGACCACTGTTTCATGTATAACGTAGAAGCATACAAACAAGGACGATACGAACTTGAACCCTGGTTTGAGGCAATGCCTGTTCCAATGCGCGAAGCAGTCAGAGAATATCTTGGATGGCATTTGTTGGTTAAAGCAAGGAAAATTTAATTTATGACAACAGACACTTACGCAGGATTGGTAGGAAGTACAATCACATTAGACGATGTCACAATTGATGTTACATCAATAACCAATACAATAGTATCAACCTCTAACATGTCAGACGTGTATACTATAGCAAATAACAATACATTGTCTTGTGCCAACGTAACACCTCTTGGAATTGACATGCACAAAAACGCCGACATCACAGTTGGTGGTAAAAGTATGCGAGAGTTCATGGAGCAGGTTAATGAACGGTTGGCTATGCTAGAACCAAACAAGAAACTGGAAGCCGAATGGGCTGAGTTGAAAGAACTCGGCGACCAATATCGTGCTATGGAGCAGGATCTGCTGGAGAAAGCCAAGTCCTGGGACATACTCAAAGCCAAGAACAACTAATGGTCACTTATTACCGTAACATAACAAAGTTTATCGACAACATTGACAACGGTGCATGGGTCGAAATTGGAGTTGATCGGGGCGAAGGCAGTACTAAATTTTTTGCCGATTTATGCCAGGAACGTGGCGTAGATTTTTACGGAGTGGATGTTGATGCAGACCAAATTGGCCGTGCAACCGGCATTGCCGGTTGACAATGTGCTACCGGATCATGTAAAATTAGTACAAGACACGGGTGAACAGTTTTTGGAAGATTTAAGTAAGGAATAATATGTTTGGAACAAACGAAATAATTGGTAAGAAATATTTTAAAGACGCACAAGAAAATACCTTGATGGTAACCAGTATGTTCTTTACACTGCAAGGTGAAGGTCCTTATGCTGGCATGCCTGCGCTGTTCATCCGTCTGGCAAAGTGCAACTTGGATTGCAGTTTTTGCGACACATACTTTGATGACGGAGACTATCTCACATTCAACGAAATTGAAGATAAAATCTACAACACCATCCGTAGTTTTTGGTTGGACAAAGGCAAAGCTGTTCCCGAATGGGCGATTCCTGTGGTAAATAACAGTGACCCCAGAGATCAACGTGGTCCATATCCAAACATTGTGTTAGTAATGACAGGCGGTGAGCCATTATTACAAGACAACATCAGCAGTTTTATGCAACAACAATTATCTCAGTTCAAAGCAGTACAAGTTGAAAGCAATGGCATTCCTGATACTGTAGTAGCAGAAGGCGTCACGCTGGTGTGTAGTCCAAAGTGCATTGAGAAGAATGGCAAACCTGTCAAGTATCTTGCGCCAAGCAAAACAGTGTTGCAACGTGCAGACTGTTTGAAGTTTGTGGTTAGTGCTGATCCGGAAAGTCCCTACAGCACAATTCCTGATTGGGCGTTTGAATGGAAAAGCAACAATCCCAACAAAGAAGTTTACTGTAGTCCTATGAACATTTACAACAATTTCCCACAGAGAATTAAACTGCTTCGTGCAGAAAACGGAAAGATCACTATGGCAGAGCGCAGCACTGTTGATGAAGTGATAAGTTTTTGGGAACCAGGTCTGTTGGACTTAAAAGCAAATCAGGCCAATCACGAATATGTGGGACAGTTTTGTATTGAGAACGGCTTTAAACTAAACCTACAACAACACTTGTACGCAAGTTTAGCATAGCATGGATAAAGAAGTAAACGAGTTCTGTAACAGATACAATGCACATGTGCAACCCAGTTCCAGGCAGATGTATCGTAGACATGTTAAGTTCACCAATTGGCAGGATTATACAGACATTGATGTGTTTAAGACTTTGCCGTTAGAAACGGAAACGGTCAGGTGTGTAGAAGTACATATGCCCGAGGATCGGTTTCGTGCGCTGATAGAAAACAAACGCTGGCTAGATGAACATGACGATCGAAACCGCAGTTTCCCACATATACACCGTGTTCAAAAAATAATAGCGCAACAAGAAGATGAAACTCGTCTACGACACCAGCACCCTGGTGTAATGGATGCTTGGCAGCAATATCAGGTCATGCTTCAATTGGTAAAATAATAAAATAAAGGAAATAAATGACGTATCTATTTACAAGCGAATCAGTATCAGAAGGCCACCCAGACAAATTAGCAGATGCTATCAGCGATGCAGTGCTGGATCTTGTCATGAGCCAGGAAGATCCAGCACTAAGGTGTGCATGCGAAACTCTTGTCACTACCAATCGTGTGGTGGTGGCAGGGGAATACAAGGCTATACTACACAATCAAGAAGTTGATAGCGCAGTGCGAAAAGTCATCAAAGATGTTGGCTACGAGCAAGATGGATTCCATTGGCAAAATGTAGAAATTACAAATCTGTTGCACAAACAAAGTGCAGACATTGCACTGGGTACAGACACATTTGGCGCTGGCGATCAAGGCTTGATGTTTGGTTACGCAACAAACGAAACTGCCAATTACATGCCCAGTGCAATTTACTGGAGCCATCGTATTGTTGAAGAATTAACAAAAGCCAGAAAAAGCAAACAAATTGAATGGCTGGGCCCAGACGCTAAATCGCAAGTAACATTTGAATACAACGATGATGCTACTCCCAAGCGCATTGCCAAAGTTGTTTGTAGCACACAACATCACGAAGCGGTGGGCATTGACCAAGTTCGTAGCGAACTTGCTGTGTTTATCAAAACAGTATTGCCAGAACAGTACATTGACAGTGCTACTGAATTTCACATCAACCCCACTGGACGTTTTGTAGTTGGTGGACCTGATGGCGACTGTGGACTGACAGGTCGTAAGATCATTGTCGACACCTACGGCGGTTCAAGCCCGCATGGAGGCGGTGCTTTTAGTGGCAAAGATCCCACCAAAGTAGATCGCAGTGCTGCTTACTTGACACGGTGGATTGCTAAAAACATTGTAGCAAGCGGCCATGCAGATTGGGCCACTGTGCAAATCAGCTATGCTATTGGTATGAAAGACCCAATGAGTTTCTATATTGAAAGCAATGGCGACAGTAGGGCGCTGACCAAGACAGTACAAGAGACCGTGGATATGACACCAAAAGGTATCATTGATCGATTCCAATTGTTCCGTCCTATCTACAGCAGCACAACCAACTATGGACACTTTGGCAAAGATTACTTGCCATGGGAAAAGATTGATTTATTCTAGGAGAATGTAATGGGATTGTTTGACATATTTAAAAAGAAACCGGCGCCGGTGGTTAAAGAGCCCAAGGCGGAAAAACCCAAAGCACCAGTAAAAACTGAAAAGCAAATTGCTACAGATAAAGGAGAACCGTGGGTTGCTATTTTGAGCATGGACATTGATCCCGAAAACCTGCATCAAGGTGCTTTTGAATTGGATTGGAACGACAAATTTGTTGCCAACTTGGTTCGAGCAGGGTACCAAGGTAGACCAGACGATGCAGATTCTGATATAGTTGATCGTTGGTTTCAGAATGTATGTAGACACGTAGTTATGGAAACATGGGAACAAGAGATGGCCAACAATCCTAACCGTGTTGTTAAACAGCGGGATATCGGTGACGGTAGAACCGAAGTTTCATGATACTATATGTAAACGGCGACAGTCATACTGCGGCAGCCGAATCAGTAAATCCACACGCATTTGCAATGGATGACGCTCAATTATTTTATATGGGTCGTGCCCCGCATCCAGAAAATTTTGCAGTCAGTTGGGCCAAACGTCTAGGTGATGCATTAAGAGCAGGTATTCATTGCGGTGCCGAAAGTGCTAGTAGCAACACACGTATAATAAGAACAACCAAACAATGGCTAGAAAAGATACGCAACGTTGATGAAGTGTTGATGGTTATCCAATGGAGTACATGGGAACGTGAAGAATGGCTAATTGACGATGTTTACTATCAAATTGGCGCCAGTGGCATGGATGATGTTCCGGAAGACCACCAACAACGATACAAAGAATTTGTTGTTGGTGTAGATTGGAAACAAAAAACTCTACAAGCACACAACGATATTTGGCAACTGCATACTGAATTAGAAGAGTTGGGTGTTAACCACATTTTCTTCAACGGCAACAACGATTTCAGCAGTATCGAAGAACGACAAGACTGGGGCACAAGCTATATTGACCCATATGATCCAGAAGGCACATACAATGCCCGAATAAGAGCAAAAGGTATCCAAACGGTCATGCCCAATTCGTGGCATTTTGGCAAGGATGGCCATAGCTTTTGGAATCGGTTTATGTTACAATATATCAATACAAACAACAAAGTTTAAGGTTTCACCATGCGTTATGTGTTGATTGACACGGCCAATATGTTTTTTCGTGCCAGGCACACAGCTTTTCGTGCCAGCGATCCGTGGGAAAAAGTTGGGGTAGCATTACACACAACACTGATGAGTGCCAACAAAGTGGTCAAACGTTTTGAAGCAGATCATGTTGTGTTTGCACTTGAAGGTCGTAGCTGGCGCAAAGACCACTATAAACCTTACAAAGCCAACCGTACAGCGGCCCGTGCAGCTCTTACCGAAGCCGAAGCTGATGAAGATAAGATGTTCTGGGAAACGTACGATAATTTGACTAAATACTTATCAGAACGAACCAACTGTAGTGTGCTCAGATGCCCAACTGCCGAAGGCGATGACATTATTGCCCGTTGGATCAACTTGCATCCCCAAGACGAACATATTATTATCAGCAGTGACACGGACTTTGTCCAGTTACTTGCATCTAATGTAAAACAATACAATGGAATCACAGACGAACTTATTACCATGGAAGGCATTTTTGATGCCAAAGGCAAACCTGTGATTGATAAGAAAACCAAGGAACCTAAAAAGATTCCAGATCCTTCTTGGTTGTTGTTTGAAAAGTGCATGCGTGGTGATACTAGTGACAATGTGTTTAGTGCATTTCCTGGAGTGCGTACCAAAGGTACCAAGAACAAAGTTGGGTTACAAGAAGCATTTGAAGATCGTACTGCCAAAGGTTACAACTGGAACAACATGATGTTGCAACGTTGGACTGATCACAATGGCGACGAACACCGTGTGCTGGACGATTACGAACGCAATCGTGCTTTGATCGATCTTACACATCAACCGCAAGATATCAAGGACACAGTAGATCTGGCCATCATTGAACAGGTAACACACAAGGACATTGGACAAGTGGGTGTGAGATTTATGCAATTCTGTGGCAAGTTTGATCTGATAAAATGCAGCGACAATGCAGACAGCTTTGGTCGTTGGATGAATGAAACATACAAAGGAGTATTAAATGTTAGTAGCTAAAGTAGTAGCTGATAAACAGTACTGGATCTTGCAAGAAGAAGATCAAAAAGTTGGCAACATTGAAGCGTTGAATGGCGGTTACCAAGTTCGCATACACGGCCAAGTGACACAATTCAAATCAATCCGTCTTGCGGCACGTGAAGCAAATATTACATTTGAAAAGAGGCCACTCAGGTCCAAGCCAAATAACAGTGCAGTACACGGTTTTCCTGTTGTAGGAAGATGTTACAACCCTGTATGGGATGTAGCACATCGGTTGCCATTGTACACTAAAAATAGAAAAAGCAAGTCTTGGTTTGCTGCAGGTTGGTATTCAGTCAAGCGCGGACGCAAATGGCGAGTGGTCCAAGATCCAAAACTGATTGCATTGCAACGTTATCCATATCAAGGCCCATTTTATAACAAAGACGAAGTAACAGTATGACATCACCATTTCGCGATCAAGAAAAATTTATGAAGGCGTGTGGCCAAACCACAGGCAACTCCAACAAAGACCAATACAAAATGTATATTGATCTGATTCAAGAAGAACACAAAGAACTTCAAGTGGCCATCAATGCCAGTGATCAAATTGAACAATTGGATGCATTGATTGACATTCTTGTTGTTACCATTGGTGCTATCCATAGCGCTGGGTTTGATGCCGAAGGTGCGTGGAAGGAAGTCATGTCAACCAACTTTGCCAAGATTGATCGAGAAACTGGCAAGGTTCGCAAGCGTGAAGATGGAAAGGTACTCAAACCACTAGGGTGGACTGCCCCAGAACTTACACCATTCTTACCAAAATGAGTATCCATATTCAAAAATTCATCGAGCGTGTGCAAGGTTTCGAAGCACGAGCAACAAAAGACTTTACTATGCCAATGAAGGATGCCAAAGATCTGCATGCTGACATTACAAAACTGCTGTTGACTTTGCATAATTTGAGAGAAGCTGCTGTAAATTTACAACAGAATGATAAAATTTCTGTTGAAGTCGAAGGTGGATCGTTCTAATAACTCCCTATATTTGTCATAAATAAATGTAGGAGTTTAATGATGTCAAGACCCAAGCCGAGAATTCTTTTAGAACTGACCAACAAAGCAACTTATCAAACGGAGCAAGTGCTGTCGTCAGACGGTGTATGGGCTGTTTTTTTTGATGGTGGCCCTATAAATCTCAAAACTAGTAATATGTTGGTCCAGCATCCTGGGCCCAAATACAAGAAGGTGTCGTTCTCTAATCCTGGACATGCCCGAAACTTATCTAAAAAGCTGAACGTGCAATTCAAAACTGACAAGTTCACTGTGGTGTTGTTAAAACAAGATGATTCAGTTACACCGAGTAACTAGTGCGTGACAAATTAAAATTGACCCAAGCATTAGTTGCAGAGCTGCCAGAACAGTTTGAAGAGTCTGTGGAATCTGCATCACGGTCCTGGTGGGCCAATATTCGCAAAACTGGCGGCATGCGTCTGAGCGAACATGGGTATTATATTTTTAGTCGTGTGCTGGACATAGCACACTACGGAATTGACATTAAACCAACACCGGGCAATCGTCGTATTGTTCTCACATTGGACCGAAAGCTTCAAACTCCTTACTACATTGAACTCGTAAAACGTATACCTGTCCGTGTGCACATGTTTGGTAGCCGCGAAGCAGTGGCAGCACAGTTGTATGGTGATTTGGAAAAGTTTTTAAAAAACTATTGATTGCTGTTTGATCTATACTTGTTGTAAAAATAGTTGACGAATAATACAAAGACTGTTATAATACATGCATAGGGTCAATAGCTTAATGGTAAAGCAGTCGACTCATAATCGATTGAGTCTAAGTTCAATTCTTAGTTGGCCCACCAAACAGCCCAGCCCTTGGCTCAGTTGGATAGAGCATCGGATTTCTACTACGAGTGTCGGCAGTTCATTGACGCAGATGTCTGGGGTAAAAAGTTCAAAGATTATCCAAAAGATACCAACTACGCAAAAAACATATTGGAGACAGCAGGATGGTAAATTATCCAGGATCATTTTCCGGCAGACTAGTACGTCGACCCGAAGTTGAGTGGGCCACCGTGCAAACTGTTAGAGTATCGGCCGAGCAAAATGGCCATAACCTAACAACAGAGATAATAACAAATATAGGAGTTAACGGCAGAGAGTTCAACTTAAATTTTAATTATGAATCCTTGATAAATCCAGTGCACCTGGTCATTGCAACACTGGTAGATGACGAGCAATTTAACCAAGACAATCCAGTGGTCCTTGAAGATTTAGTGCTTGATGCATTGTTCACCATCCCCCATTTCTTGCACTCCGGCTCTCTAATATCCAATGATGTAGTTGTGGATACTGGCAATGTACTGTGGTGCTCGGGCAAATTAATCTATACCTTTAACTTGCCAATTATTAGATTAGTATTGCAAGGATAGCAGTATGAGATTGAATCACATTTTAAATTTAGGCTATCCCAAGTGCGGGACTAGTTGGTGTTGGCATGTCCTTACACAGCAGGCTTGGTTTAGTGCGCCCCAAGAAAAAGAAAATTTAGAACTCATAAAAGGGGTTGGTGTACACACATATTTTGAATCTTACAAAGACTATGACATTACTGCCAATTTTACTCCGAATAATTTTGCATTAGATAGATTTATTGTAAAACAGCTTAGTGAACATGGCACCGTGACAGCCAGTATAATCCTTAGGGACCCTTTTGAAATATATTGGAGCTTGTATAACTTTCTACCACAGCAGTTTAAAAGTTACAATGAATACGTGGATAATTTATTGGCACAAGGATGGTTTAATCAAACTAGTTTACTAATTGAACGCTGGCAGCAATACTTTGGGGCGCGATTTCAAATTTTCTTCTACGAAGATATAAAACAGGATCCCAGCAAGTTCTTGGTTAACTACTGTCATAAGATGAATTTACCCAAACCAATAATAATAGATACTAGTTTTATAAATGTAACAAGATATGGGAATAGACCACCAGAAGTATTAAATGCTAAACTTGTTGGTATAATAAATCGAGACATTGAAAATTTGCAAATGATAGTAGATCAAAACATAACAAGGTGGAAAAATGTTAGCTGACGTAGATATCGACTTAGCTGATAGAAATCAATTATTACAGTTGATTCGTCATGTGCCAGCGAGCCAACTTGTAGAAGGAAAAATGCGTAAGCACAATACCGGTGTTTACGTACAGCCAATACCTAAAAATCCTATATTAGACTGTGCAAGTATTGATTACGACGAAGCAAAACAGCGCGGGTACTTTAAATTAGATTTCCTGAACATGAGCGTGTACCAGTTGGTTAAAAATCCCGAACATTATCAAGCCATGCTGGATGCCCCACCAAATTGGGATAGGCTATGGCAGGATACTTTGTGGGCCAAGCAGTTGGTTCATGTTGGAAATTACACTGACTTATTGAATAATATGCGTCCAGACAGCATACCTAGAATGGCAGCATTTATCAGCATCATTCGTCCGGGCAAAGCGCACTTGCAAACTTGCCTTTGGCCAGAAGTGTTTTCCAGTGTATGGGACGGCGACTCAAGTAGGGGATTTACATTTAAGAAAAGCCACTCAATAAGTTATGCACAGTTAGTCGTACTGCACATGAACTTGTTAACTGACTCTACGGACTAAGGTAATTGACCGTCGTTTGCTCTTCGTACGAGCTATATCTGACAGACTACAAACTGGGCCATGTAAAAATTCAAGATCGCGGTTAGCAAATGTTCTTAGATAGGGTCTGAAAATATCCCAGCCCTTGGCTCAGTTGGATAGAGCATCGGATTTCTACTACGAGTGTCGGCAGTTCGAATCTGTCAGGGCGGGCCAAGTTACAACGAATCAATCCACTCCATTGCGGACTGCCAATTGTTAAACCATTTCATTTTTAAACAATTGTTGTATATGTCGTTGACAAAGATATAGCAAGTGTGATTCTCACTAAGTGACAAGTGGATATGCAAATGACCACTTTTGCTGACCAGATCAGTTGTATGCATACAACTATTTAGTTGGCGGTATATGTAGTAGTTGATATGTTGACAACACAGTTGACAAATAATCCGGTTTCAGCTATAATATACACATAGACAGCAAAAAGACTAGTTCTGTTGCTGTAGTTAAAAAACAACAACAGCGGTTGACAGTAAATGTGATATTTGTTATAATATACACATACTAAGAAATTAGTTGAACTGTTCATTAAAAAATTTATTCAGCATTTAGCACCTATCGTCTAACGGTTAGGACAACAGGTTTTCATCCTGTAAATCGGAGTTCGATTCTCCGTAGGTGCTCCATATTGAAACATATTAGACGCCAACCCTATGTGGTTATAGGCAGGTAGTTGCGATTCTAACCAAATCGCAATTTGGTTTATAGTATGTTTCTATATGGTTATAGATAGTTAATACGGTGCGTTCATATAATGGTCATTATCGCGGATTGTCTATCCGTAGATGGGAGTTCGATTCTCCCACGCATCGCCAAATATAAACTCCGATTAGTGAAATGGCATCACCCGTGCTTTGGGAGCATGTAGCGCAAGTTCGATTCTTGCATCGGAGACCAATAAACCTGAGTGGTTCATCCAATGGTAGGATGCCAGTCTCCAAAACTGGTCATTGCGGTTCGAGTCCGTAACTACTCACCAACATTATTAAAAAGTAGTGTACTTTATTTGAAAAATATGTCATATATAAACGTATAGGTTAAAAAAGAGTTGATCGTAACTCTGTAAATGTTCTTTAATATTGTACTGTACTCGGTTCGTCTAGTGGTCTAGGACATCACCCTTTCACGGTGGCTACAGGGGTTCAAATCCCCTACCGAGTACCATATAGAAACATCTTTATTTCCCCCAATTGTTATTCACAGGGAGTTCGCAAGAACAGTCGATAACTTAGGATGTTTCTATATGGTAGCAAGGAGTAATTTACCTTGAATCAGATTGGGGAGTAATTACCTCAAAAACTCGTAGTGGTCTAACAGACAAGACAGAGCCAATATTCGGCTTGCATGTTGGTTGCAAAATCCAACCTACAATGAGTTTGCATATTGAAACATATTCAAAGGCTTTGCGCAAGCCGATGTAGCGGATTACAGCTGGGTGCTATGCTCGGTGGGCAGGTTCAATTCCTGCGGAATGTGTTTCAATATGATACAGAATTGATGGGTGGAGGTAACGTCTCCCTTAACAGGTGACCCAATAATTGGGATCGTGGCGAGAAGCGTGATTGCTGGCTAACACAAATACTGGTGCAACAGTGACGTTAATGACAGTTGGGAAAGACCAACACCATATTGAAACATATTAGACGCCAACCCTATGTGGTTATAGGCAGGTAGTTGCGATTCTAACCAAATCGCGATTTGGTTTATAGTGTGTTTCAATATGGTTATATAGTTAATACGGTGCGTTCATATAATGGTCATTATCCTGGATTGTCTATCCAGAGACGGGAGTTCGATTCTCCCACGCATCGCCAAGTTTTTGCGGGTGTAACTCAGTGGTAGAGTGTCAGCCTT